GCGCGGTTCTCTGTTACGGCTTCCTTAACCAGTTTGCGAATCTCTTTGCCGATCTCTTCTTCGATTGCGGTCTTAATTGCGGCAGAGATGGTTTCTTCGTATGTCCACTCTTCGTCTAAATCTATTGTCAGTTTCATTTCAGTATCTCCTTTGCCTTTTCAATCGCCTTTACCATAAGCTCCCATTTCAAACCATTGTCCCACTCATCAATAATCTCACGGAGCATTGCTTCTCGTTCGTGCAATCGTTTCTGAAGGTAATCTACAAACTCACGGTTAAAGTCCGATGGCGTTGCCAACTTGCTCATCTTCTCTTGGTGCGCTTCCAGTTCCGCTACCTTGGAGTGGAGTTCTTCCGCCTCAATTTGATACTTCGTCCTAGCGGCGTCATGACCTTTAGCGCACTCGGTCATTGCTTGAAGGTCGCCTTCCAACTCCTTCACCTTGGCGCGGAGTATCGCCTGCTGTTCAGATGCAACACTCATGCAGTCTTTGTTTGCCTGATATATCAACTCGTTCTCTGCTTCCAGTTCCGCCACCTTGTCGCGGAGCTTGATGATTTCCGCTACCAGTTCCGTTATGTATCGCTCCCGCTCTGTAATGTACTCACGCAGTTCCGCGACCTTGGCGCGGAGGGATTCGTTCTCATCGCCAAGTGCTTTCACCTCTGCGGTAAGCATGATCACTTTGTTTGTCATATTTGACTCGCATCTGTGTATAAGAACCTAGTTCGAATAGTCTCCCGCTTGAAGGGAGCCTTGGTACCGACGAGCATATTTACTTCAGGAATTTTCAGCCCTGCTGCATAGGCTGAAGGGACGACGCCATTCTTCATAGCCACTCGCATGTCCTGTATGGCTAGCTCTTCTGCAAAGTATGAATTAGGACTAAGTTTAGCAATAAATTTACCTGCTGCAAGGGCTTCCTTGAAGTATGCCTTTTCATCTACTGTCATAGTCACAGGCTTGGAGTATCTACAAGCAAAGCCAATAGGCAGGGCTTCTTCATTGGCCCAGTACACAGGGTACCCTTGTAGATTCATAGGGATGTACTGTCGTTCAGGTATGTCACTGCCACGCGTAGAGACAATCACGCCTTTGTGTACGTCATGGGCGAAGTATTGAATCTTGGGAATACCAAGCCACGAGTCTTTCAGCAGGCCGTCCTCTTTGGAGTACAGTTTCTTGGCCTCAGAAGATGAGATCAAAGAAATACCTGAGCCTGTGTATAATCTGCGATCACAAGGGTCAGTTTCACGCGCTGTACAGACCATCGAGCCATTAACAAAGCGGACGAAATAACCATCAAAGTGGTAATAGAACTGCCCGTACTGATCGATACGGGCTTTGTTCCTGTCGAAGTATTCACCATACTTCATTCCAGACCTCCAGTCTTAGGTGTCATGATATGTGCACCGTCCCATCTGGACTGATGGTGATTCTGGGCTTGCTACTAACTTCTTGAGGATACTGAAGCTCTTCAATGCGCTTCTCAAGAGAGATAACACGCAGGAGTAATTCAGATAATGATGTTACTTCTGCCGGTTCCTCGATGGGTGGGGCTGAGTCGTAGAATACTGGAATGGGCGATGGCATTTGATGCCCCTTCTCATTTATATAGATAGTCTCGGATTTACCACGAGATGTGTTCTTGTGATACTTAAACTGGAACGGTGTACCTTTGGGTGCATCAAGTACATCGACTAGCCCCCTACGTACGACCTTCTGCATGTGGTACTTAACGCCAGACGGTGTAAGGTCCATAACCGAAGCAAGTTCATACAGCGTAAAACTCTTGCTCCAATTGTCGATGAGGTACTGAAGCAGTTGTTCTGTTTTGTTTGCCACGGTTATGTCTCCTTTGGTCATTTCGCTGCCGGTGTCTTCTCGCCCGCACGTCTCTGGCTGTCCACTGTGTGTGCCACTGTGTCTGCGTAGCGTGCCATCGAGCGATGCTTGCGTGATTCCCCCGGAGTCAACTCCGGCTTGGTTGTCAGGATGTTGAATTGCTTCAGTATTTCTTTCTGCATTTGCGTTAACATTGGATAGGCTCCTTAGTTTGTTGTGGATAGATAAAACACGATTTGCTTCTACGACTACTTTAAGTAGCTCTTGTTGTTGTTCTTTCTTTTTCTGGGCGTAATAGCGATTTGTTTGTTTTTTGTATTCTTCGACTGTTATACCTAGAGACTGCGCCTTCTTCTCCATATAGCGTTTATCCGCAGCCTTGCTCTTTTCTTTGGCAATAGCTATTAGCTCTGGAGTTGCTCGTTTCCGTTCTCTGTATGCTGCATTGCGCTCTCTCAATCGTTCTTTTTGTTGAGGAGTCATTTTTGCGTACATTGTCGCTCTGTATTTTCTCCTACGAGCCTTTCCTGCTTCGGATTGCTCGTACGCTTTATAGTATGCTCTACTGCTCACGATCACCTCCGAATAAGGTGGGGGCAGGATGCGCATGGAGTCACATCCGATCGACTGCTAGGAGTCAGCCCAGCCCCCTGTAAAAAGTTTAGTCGTTCTTCACGAATCATTCGAAGAATTGCTATTCTTCTGTTCAGATCGTTTAACTGCAAATATGTATTGGTATGTAAATTCACGAAGGCATTCGTACTTAGCATAACTTAATGACTCCTTCCATCGCTTAAACACCCCTAAATTAACTACATCGCCATTAGTTTGGATAGCAAAGTTCCAGAATAACGCTTGATGCATAGGGGATAACTTGTTAAATATGGTAGATAGTATCTGTTGCGTCTCTAGTAGTACTTGTGCGCGATACTTAATGCGGTCATACGTTTCTTTTAACTGCTCATGATCATTAGTTAGATGTTCAAGCTCACTTTGGAGCCTGTTAAGCCGATGCCGCAATTCTTTTTTCTTCATGATAGCTCCTTAGTGGAATGTCCTGCTTACCGCTTTTGCAGGATGCACCTTATCCAAGATGAGTTGGAGGTTGTTCGTCCACTCATGTGCACGGCAGGCCCGCCTCACTGCTGTCCTGTAGCGTTAGAGTCCTTTGGCTATTGCATCGCCTAGAATCTTGTACATTATTGCTTGGAGTTGTTCATCGAACGAAGTATCGTTCTTACGAATGCCGAGCTTGATCTTAAGCTCGTTGAATGTGTACGATTTACCTTCAGCATTTACTGCTGCGACGATGCGCTTGGCGTTGGGCAGTGCACGTTGCACTGCCTCTTCATACTTCTGTTGCTTGGTCTTCATAATGTCTCCGATCTCGATTAGATTTTCTCAGACTGCGGTTGTGCGGACCGCCCTTGTGGCGGCGCAATTGCGCGGATAAGACGGCGGCGGCTGCCTCGTGGTACGTGTCCGTCTTTGGCTTTTCTCTTGCGGAACTCTTCATTTTTGTCCCTCACAGTTCCTCCAATTTGTTCATAAAGATTCTCAACATGTCTCCTAGGTCGGAGCCGCCGAGAATTGTAGTCTCGATCAGAGCTTCGCGCATCTCTGCAATCTTCACTTGAGCGAGTTCCACTCGCTCGATCTCGTTCAAGAACTTGCGAAGTTCTGGGTTCTTGGATTTACGCACGCATGACTCAACATACTGAACGATATCTGATGAGTTATTGATGCGGTACGGCTGTTGACGCCAACCACGTGCAAGCTTGACGATGATTGGGTCCTTGATAGTTACCGTGAGACTAATATCGTCTTTGGTATTAACAGACATGTCTTGAATCTTGTTATGCGCTGCCTGATCGAACTTGCGAAGGATGTATTCCCTCTGTTCTTTCGTTACCCTAGCCATGATGTCGGCTTCCTTTCGAATGTAATGTGATACTTGTTGTAGATATGGGCTATCGAGAACTGAAGTTCCCGCATCTCATAGGTCCATCTAGCGGCTTTGATATCGGTATACATTTAGTAGTCCCTTTATATATACGCCGTTCTCCTTATAGCCCCACATTTTACGCAGGGCTTGGAATGCGCCTGATCCAAGCAGGGCTGTGATTGTGGCTACAGCCATACCAGAAAAGGTGCCCCAGTGAATCCAGTACATGAGGATCGTGAAGAGCAAATCCGCGATGAACAGATTGCTCGTGATACTCAATAGAATCCACGGGGGCATCCGGGATAAGATGATGAACAGACCGATGACGCCTCCTACTGATAGCAGCAGGAAGTCACCCATGATCAGATCGCTCCGGATTTGATGAGACGATCAAGAACATCTTGCTTGGCCGCTTCGACCATGACAGGATGCATGTCTGCGTGAACAGCAAGCGTTGCCTGTACGTTCGTAGCAACCAAATGAGTTGCTGCAATGAATCCCATCTTGGGAGTTTCAGGCTCAACTGCTTTCACAGATTCGCCCTTGATTGCAGCTACTCTTTCGGCATACGTAGCGTATGTGATTTCAGGGGTAGTCACTTCTTTGGTGTTAGCCTTCATGATATTCTCCTTACGATTATGTCCATATGGACGATAGTGGATTAAGCTGCAAGTGCAGCGACATCCGGGTTGATGTTGACGTATCCGCCTGCCATGAGTCGTTCCTTACTGAACTCAATGCTCTTGGCACATGCTGCTTTGACGTATCCGTCGAGGTCCCAACCGAGGTTAGCCACGGTTGTTTCCAATTCCTGAGCCAGATCAGCCAAGTCCAACTGGCGACACTGCTCATAGTCCAACTTCCAGTTGGGGATAAGCGCTACGCGATCACGCAATGCTTGCTGTGCATCATCTGCTGCCTTTTGCGCATTTACTTCTTTCGCGGATTCCAACTGAGTATCGGTCATATGCCCGTTGATCTTCAGCACATTCATCTGTGTCAATGCATGGTCATTGGATGACGTAGCACGGAAGTTAACCGCGTCGACCAACACAGTACCAACAGTGCTGATGTGTGGTCGGCCAGACACATTCGATGCACCGGCGAGCCATGCGTGGGGCTTTGATTTGCGGCCCTGATCATCAGCTTCAGTGATATCGCTGAGATCGCGCAGTGCGCTAGTGCATAAATTGACTGCGTGAACAGCAACCTCCGGGTTGATGTCCTTGATTTCAGGCTCATCACCAACGCTGAGCAAAGCCTTCAGTTCATCGTCAAGTTCCTTAACGGGACGCAACTTAGCACTGAGTGCACGGTTGAGATCAAGACCCGCGTCAAAAGCTACTTGACGCAAGACTGTGATGGCTACTTCCTCGCCATATACGCGAGATACTGCATCTTTCAAGTTCATGGTAAATCTCCTTCTAAGATTTCAGTTATAGGCATATGCCTGATAATGTGACGCTACTAAGGGTTTTGAGTGAGGTGCGTCCAACCCCACCCAAATTCGGAGTCTTTATAGACCCGGAATACATAAGAGTTAATCGAGACGATGTGCTTATTAGCAACTTTGTCACGAGTAAGTGTGTATGGCATACGAAGTCGATCCACTATCTGAGCGATAGTTGGGTTTTCGTCAAATTCCATGCACGCATTGCCAATTGCGCGGGATAATTCGTCTTCTTCATAGATATTCACGTAATTGCTCCTTTGTCATAAATCCGAGTTGATGTTGCTCAAGTGCTTCGAGCAACTGAAGCGCTGCGATGTGATCCTCAGCAGAGGCCGAAGTGAGTCCTTCGATAGCAGCGTCGCCGTGCCAATCAGCAGGCAAGTCTTCGATAACCTGCTCCACTTCGAGCAGTACGCAGGCTTGGTTATCGGTATAAGAGACAGGTTTCATATGTACCTCCATGTACATTGGTGAGAGAAGAGTCATTTCACAGTGTTCCTAGGCACTGAGAGGCATTAATAAGGCCTATATATGTATATAGGACTCTGAGAGATGGAAGTGCATAACGCGTAGCGTGTACCCGCAAGCGGGTGCAGTACTATGCGCTATGAGAGACAACTAACCGCGTAAGCGGTGGAAGAGATGGTAAAGCATACTACCCATCGAAAAGCCTACTACGATGTTCTGTAATAGGCTTCGTGCTAGGTATTACTTACTACACGATATATTTCTATATCAACGAGCCATAGCAGCCACTTCAGGGTCGATGTTCACATACTCGCCTTTCATCAGGCGCTGTACGCTCATATCGATCGAAGAAGCAGCAGCTTCTTTGACAAGCGAATCACTGATGTTGCACGCTTTCGCTGCACGATCAATGGTTTCGTATAAGTCATCCTTGGTCAACAGGCTCAGTGCTTTGAGTTCTGCCTTCCAGTCAGCCACATACGCAAGCTTGTCCTTGGCTTCGTCCTTCTGCTTTTGGAGTTCAGCAACTTTGCGAGCTTCCAAGATGTTCGCAGATTCTGCTTTCTTTATAGCGCCAACCCACGAGAGCGTTTCAAGCTGTTGCTTGATGTGCTCAAAGGATTGAGATGCGCGATATTCAGCAATATCGTCAAACAACTCAGGAATTGTGCGAAGCTTCTGTTTACCAGTAGTCTTGGACGGTTCAGCAAGCCATGCAAACGGACGGTGCTGTCTGCCTTTGGCATCAGCCTCGGTGTAACGCACCCACTCAACCAAAGCTACCAAAGTAGCGTTGTACAGAGTTGATGCATCCGAGATAGTCGCGGGCTTAGCAAGCTGCTCACCATCAAAGCCGAGCATATCTTGCAGAGCCATGTCCATAGGTGCGATAACCACACCACGAATTTCACGACTAACCGCATCGTTGAGAGCATTGCCAGCCCTGAACAGCAACGACAGCAACACAGTGGTTGCGACATTGCCATTACCAGAACCAATGGCACCCAACAGCGACGTAAGTTTTTTCATCTTTGTTCTCCTAGATAGATGAATTGTTGCTCTTACCCGAGCAGGGTTAGTGTACGTAGTGCACACTCCAAAGCCCTGCAAACAGGGCGATGGGCTATGTACTACTCTTCACCAGTCTCATAACTAAACACATACCCTTTGTTACTCAGGCGCGTGAGTTCGTCGATCTCGGTGTGAGTGAAATCACGATCAGTTGCAAATCGAATGTGAGTAGTGCCCTCTTGCTCTGCAATGAGAGCTATATACTTTCGAAGCAACAACTCATAATCTATCGTAGGGGTTACCAATCGAGATTCCAGATAGAAGTTCTCATTACCGCGATAATCCATATGCGACATCCAATTGCCTATAGCCTGTTCCAATGACCGTTGACAGGTAGTAGCCTCATCAATGGTATTGAACTCATGCATACCAATGTCTTCAGCATTCTCAGCAGTCTGTTTGACAAAGGCGACGTACATAGTACGAAACACCATAATCATGTCATTCATAGTCATACGGAATGTGACATAGTGATCATGCTTAGAAATAGCTTCTTCTAGCATTGTTTCTTGTTTCTTCATTTTGATTCTCCTAGTTACCCTACGCAAATGCGTAGTCCAAGGCCTAGCACGCTAGGCAATGGACTAAACACTAGTATTCATAATGCTTCGCTATGACATTACGTGCGATACGTCCTGCCATAGCATACGGACCCCATTTTCCTGATCCAACAACGTTGGCGGTATAAATAGGGATAAGGTCACCAATCGAGGAGCGAGCATAGACAATTAACTTGACATACGAACGCGTCTGAATGCGAACGATTCTCGAATAGATGACCCCATTTATGACTTTGTCGAGGACTTTTGGGCGTGATTCCATATATTTTCTTTCTATATCAATGAGTTGTGAAGTGTTTTAGATGAAAACATACCGTGTAACAGAGGTATTGCTTAGCAATCAATAAGTTACAAGGAAAACGAGGCATTACACTGCCTGAAGCTCAGTTCCTATAAACGAGTAATTAGTGTGTTAGTAAATACTAACATCTAATTCTCTCCTATATCTGGGAGGATGATTTTAAGTGTAACAGTGTTACAAACCTGTTTTATAAGGCTTTTTGGTGTAACAGAAGTGTTACGCGTTACACCTGTTTCCTCCCGGTAAACAAAGTTGAATGGCTGCAAAATACCTCTGATATGCCCCTGACGAGGCATACCGCAGTTATTTCTTGGGATAAGTCTCTGATAAATAAGACATTTCCCTCTGTGAAAAGCTATAAGCGGCCTCCAAGGACATCGACGTTCCCGTCACTGTATGTCCGTAATAGGAGACTTTAGTCTCCCAAAGGCCGGTTTTAGCGTTGAAGGTGATTAGTACACTCATTGGTAATTCTCCTAGGTTATTAGACGCATTCGGTGCGCCACCGTGCTACTACCACGCATCGTTGCGTGAGTCGATCCATCTAGTGGCCTAGATGCACCAACAATAAAAAAGACCCTACACGATGTTCTGTGTAGGGTCTTGTTGGTTAAACCTCGATGAGGTTCTTGCGTGCAAGGCGTTGGAACACCTGTTCTTCAGCGGTTGCTACCATCTCTTGATGGTAGAACTTGTGAACATTGAAGTTCGCTTGCACGTGCGTAGCTACCACGTGTGATGCATCCACTACGCTATTGGCTTGTTCGCCAACATAGTTGAGGACTGTTACCAATACACTGTTAGTGGATTGGACGTGGCCGCGTGCGGCTTTGGCTTCTTTGAATGTCATTTGTTTTCTCCTAGAAAAGAGGTTGAGAGACTCCTTATTCGGGTTGACAATCCCGAATCCGAAGTGGGGTGGGTCAGAGGCGACCCACACCCAGAGAGTCTAACCACGCCCAACGTACAAAAATTTTTATAAAAATTTATGGTATGATTTTTCCCATGCAAAATCACTATCAGACCGTAGGTCTATAAATGCAAAAACAGTACACAAGACGCAAGCCTGTCACGTCTACCGCAAGGGAGCCTAGTTCCATCGTGCAAATGACCAAACCATTGAAGCCAGAGCAAGAACAGATCACGCATATGTTCGTGGACCAGAACCTGAGCAAGCATCAGATAGCGGCGAAGCTCGACATGAAGCCCGCGAGTGTATCGAGGGTGCTGAATCAAGAGAATGTGAGCTATGAGGTAGCGAAAAGGCGCGAAGATTTGCGCATCAAGATGAAGATTACGAAGGAGGATGTCGCAAACATCCTGCTTGACGGGGTAGAAATGGCGCGTGTTATGGCCGAACCTAGTACAATGATACAAGGCGGCAGGGAACTGGGTAAGATGCTAGGTTACTACGAGCCTGAAGTGGTGAAACATGAGGTTAATGTACAGAGCGCTGACTTCCAGACGCAGTTGAAGACCCTGACTGATCAAGAACTGTACGCTTTGTTGGAAGAACACACCGTCGAAGGTGAGTTTAAGGAGATACAAGATGGCAGTTAATCTAAACAGAGAATTGTCAGCAAAAACTCCCGGCCTTCGGCACGTAGAGTTCAACATGTACAGAGGGCACGGAGCTTCTGGGTTAGAAGACCTCATGAAGACCGGTGTGGTTCAAGGAACGGAGGACTACCAAGGCAGGGCCTACTGGAGTAGAAACGCACCCCTCGCTCATTATGTAAGTCCGGACAGAAACGGATACGGCGCTGTTATAGAACTGGAAACGAACGGAAACCCTAGGCCGTATGATAGGCGTATGCCAACCAAGAACGGCTATCCGGCTACTCACGGAACTCCAGAGAGTGCGCACATCAATAGATTCACTGACCCCATTCGAGTGTATACCCCTGATGCTCAGGGGAACTTCGCGCAGGTGTATGACAACGCAACCCCTTGGAAACGCGGGCTAAGGACGATTGGGTACAACGCTATTGGTAACACAGGGATGCGTGCACTTGCTATGGGTACAGAAGCACTGGCGAATCCCGTACTTGGACTAGCAGGACCTGTGATGGATATGTACGATATGGCCCATAACGACCCGGTTGCTAGGAATTACAACGCAGGTAACCCTGCATATAGTCGTACCATCGGACATAAATGAACCAAGTAGCCGTACAAAGTAGGATTAAGCAGGAGTTAGTCGCCAGAGAAATAAGGCGAAGACGACTCATCGAGTTTGTTAAGTACTTTCACGGCAGTTATCAACCGGGATGGGTGCATATAGACATATGTTCGCGCTTAGAAAAGTTCTCAAAAGACGTAAAAGCCCGCAAGAGTCCACGCCTTATGCTTCTAATGCCGCCCCGACATGGCAAAAGCGAGATTGTGTCGAAGATGTACCCTGCTTGGCACCTCGGGCAGTACCCCGACGACGAGTTCATCGGGACAAGTTACAACGTCTCATTGGCTACGGACTTCTCTAGACGCATCAGAGACATCGTAAAGAGCGAAGAATACGCGGCGATGTACCCTGAAACGCGTCTACACCCCGATTTTCAGAGCGCAGAAGCGTGGAGATTGGACAAAAAGCGTGGTGGTTACGTAGCAGCAGGTATTGGAGGTGGTATTACGGGTAAAGGTGCCCATATTTTGACCATCGACGACCCTGTTAAGTCGCACGAAGAGGCGGATTCAGAGACAATTCGTGAAGCGAACTGGAATTGGTACACTTCAACGGCTTATACACGTCTTGCACCGGGCGGTGGAGTGCTTGTAGTGCAGACTTGTTGGCATGACGACGATTTGGCGGGTCGTTTGCAGCGGTATATGAAGGAAGACCCTGAATTTGACCAGTTTGAGGTCATAAAATACCCCGCAATGGCCGTTGAGGACGAGTGGCACAGCTACGACGAGCGCACACAAGAGCTTCTTCGCTTCTCGAAAGGCCAAGACGACACCCGATTCCTTATACGGAACGCGGGAGATGCGCTGCATGTGGACCGGTACGACATCAAGCAGTTGACGGCCATCAAGAAGACCCTCGGGCCTAGGCACTGGTCGGCTCTGTACCAACAAAACCCTGTACCTGACGATGGGAACTACTTCAGCAAGGACCACTTTGTGTTCAGGGACCCGCCCATGCAGCGGTACAACGTGTATCAGGCGTGGGACTTTGCCATTACGGAGAAGCAGCAGAACGACTATACGGTAGGTACGACGGGGTACCACGACGAGACGGATGTGTTGCACGTGACGGACATGATACGGTTCAAGAGCGGTAACGCGTTCGAGATCGTGGAGGCTATGCTCAACCAAGCGGTGAAGCATCAGGTAGGCAACAACCTGCCGGTCATAGGTGTTGAGGATGGGCAGATATGGAAGAGTATCAGTGCTGTGTTCGACAAGCGCTGTCACGAGCGCCGTCTGTACCCAAGTGTAGAGCTTCTCAAACCACTTACTGACAAGGCCGCACGTGCGCGTCCGCTTCAGGGGCGTATGCAGCAGCACATGATCGTGTTCCCTAGGGATACGGAGTGGACTATCACTGCACAACAGGAGTTGTTGCGCTTTCCAAGCGGTGTGCATGATGATATAGTTGACTCACTCGCGTGGCTCGCTAAGCTAGTGGTCGATAAAACCCCACCGGCGCGTGCGCAGGAGAAGCAGATAAAGAGTTGGAAAGATAGAATCTTTGCAGGCGGCGCTGCCGCTTCGCATATGGGAGCGTGACATGAGGCTATACACCCCACAACAGCAGTCGGATATTGCCAGTGCTCAGCAGCAGACAGAAGCGGCGATCTCCCCCTCCTTCATCGGTACTGCATGGGATACGGTCACAGCCGCAGACGCTTCTGTAGGGCGAGGGCTTTCCTCTTTGGGGAAGGCTACAGTCGGTGGATTCAACAGCGCGGTGCAGAGCACTGGCATTCCGAAGCTCTTTTCTCTGTCTAGAAACGACGTTAAGAACCGCAACGGAGTAGCTACCGCTCCTATGACGCCCGCTGCTCCGGAGCAGAAGCCGTTTCAGTGGTTGGCCGGTATGCAGCAGAATCCGGCACAAATGGCCGGAGCGGATACTGCCCTTCCCACACCGAACTTGGCAGGGGCTGTAGGCGCAGACCCCATGAATACCACCCCTCCACCTCTCCCCGGTGCGCTGTCGGCGCAACTTTCAGCGAACACAAGTCGCAACTGGGAGCAGAGTCAGTTGCCTGCCCTACAGGGGCATGGGAAGATGATAACTGGGTCGGACGGACAGCCTATGTGGCAGCGCGGTAGCGCGGACGTTGCGAACCCTAACATGACAATCGGCCCAAGTCGGAAGATGTCCAATGATGAAGTTATTGCGCACATGGACCAGTACAATAAGGCTCATGCTAGCCCGCAACCGCAAGAAAGCCTTATCAAGTTCAACAATGTAGACGCGAACTTGGCTAATCTAGGCCCAAAGGCTTCGACCACGAAGAACTTCCTGCCTAACGGCGGCGGGCTGCGACAGGATTACGGCTCTTTACAACCCCAGATGAATAGACAAGACGTTTCAGCTTCGCTGATTACAATGCCCAGAGGCTAAGGACTAGCACATGCCAGTAAATCCCGAACAAGCGCGAGTGACGTGGCTGCGCTATGTGTATTGCCGCGACAATGGACATATTGACTATGTTAAGAAGGCTCGCCAGTGCGAGGACTTCTTCGCGGGGGATCAGTGGGACCCGATGGATAAGGCGTATTTGCAGTCGGTAAAACGCCCTGCCCTGACAATCAACAAGATTCTGTCTACTGTATCGAACGTATTGGGCGAACAGATACAGACACGCAACGAGATTTCCTTCCGCCCGCGCGGTCCGGGCGCAGATTCGCAGGTAGCTGACACCTTAACCAAGGTTTTCAGCCAGATCAGCGACAACAACCAGTTGGATTGGCTTCGTAGCGACATGTTCGCGGACGGAATCATCACAAGTCGCGGATATCTCGACATTCGCATGAACTATGACGATAACGAGCAGGGCGAGGTGAAAATCATCAAGCTCAACCCGAAAAACGTCCTAGTTGACCCGGATGCAGACGATTACGACCCAAAAACGTGGAATGACGTGCTTATTTCGCGTTGGATGACCGCAGACGACATAGCCATCCTTTACAGCAAGGAAGATGCAGAATACTTGCGCCATAAGAGCGGCGAGTTGTATACGTACGGGTACGATGCAGTGGACGTAAGGAGAGACTCTTTCGCTCAGGCCGTAGTGAGAGGGTATCCCGGTGCGCCTATGGATGGCACCGTACCCGTACGTAACATTCGTGTTATCGAGCGTCAGTACAAGCTGTTGGACAACGTGAAGCACTTCGTTGACCTTACCACGGGCGATATGCGCCCGATCCCCGACGATTGGAACCGTGACAAGATCACCGCCATTGCAGATCAGTACCGTCTGGGCGTTAAGAAGAAGCTCATCAAGCGTGTTAAGTGGGAAGTGGTAGCGGACAACGTGCTATTGCACGAGTCGTGGTCGCCGTACACCGACTTCACTGTCGTTCCGTACTTCCCGTACTTCCGGCATGGTCGGACCATTGGTATGGTCGAGAACCTGCTTGGACCTCAAGAATTGCTTAACAAGGTCAGTTCGCAGGAACTGCACGTTGTTAATACTAGTGCCAACAGCGGTTGGGTAGTTAAGACAGGCTCGTTGGTTAACATGTCGATTGAGGAGCTTGAACAACGTGGCGCGCAAACTGGCTTGGTGCTTGAGGTTAGGGACGATACGGCTCATGTGCAGAAGATTAATCCTAACCAAACTCCTACGGGCTTGGATCGGATTACATACAAAGCCGAAGAGCACATCAAGACTATCTCGGGTGTATCGGACAGCGCTCAAGGATTTGATCGTGAAGATGTAGCTGCCAAGGCCATCCAAGCGAAACAGATGCGTGGTGCTATCAATCAGGCCAAGTGCATGGATAGCCTGTCCCGCACTGACTTCCTGATTGCCCGCCAGATTCTGAACCTCGTGCAAGAGTTCTACACTGGCCCTCGCGTTATGCAGATCATGACTGATCGGCTGACCCGTGAGACACAACAACTCGATTTGAATACACCTGATCCGGTGACAGGGGCTATCACTAATGACCTCACCCTCGGTGAATATGACGTTGTTGTTTCTTCGATGCCCTCACGTGATTCCTTGGAGGACAGCCAGTTCGAGCAAGCAGCACGTATGCGTGAAATGGGCATCAACATCCCCGAAACTGTATTGGTCGAGAACTCTCGACTTCTCCGTCGAGGCGAGATAATGAAGCAGATGCAGGAGGCCCAAAACTCTCCGGAGGCACAGGCCCAAGCACAACTTCAGCAGCAGATGCAGCAGGCGGAACTTGCTAAGACTCAGGCAGAGGCGCAGAATAAACAGGCCGATGCGGGTCTGAAGCAGGCCAAAGCTCAGGAATTGCAGATGCCAGACCAGTCCGAACAGGTCAAGGTCGAGGCAGAGCAGATGAAGATGCAGCTTGAGCAGCAGAAGCATGAGATGGACATTGAGGCTGAGCAAGTCAAGCAACAGCAGTCCATGCAGGCTGAGGCAGCCAAGATGTCTATGGCCGATCAGAAGCTTCAGGCGGAGCTTGAGATGAAGAAGCAGATGCACGCTCTGGAGCTTGAGATGAAGCAGCAAGAGATTGCTATGAAGAAGCAGGAAGCTGAGCAGAACGCTCAGATTAAGTGGGCTGAGTCCCAAGTGAAGATGTTAACCGCAAACAAGGAGTCTAGCGAAAATGAGTGATACCACCCCAGTCGAAGAAGTAGTAGACCGTGGAGATGTGATCGAAGAACCGGTAGTAGAGGTAACGCCGGAAGAGATTGAGGCAGTAGTACCTGCTGCGGCGGAAGAGCCTGTAGCGGAAGCGCCTAAAGAGGAACTGACAATCCCCAAGGCTCGCTTTGACGAAGCTCGTGAGCAGGCCAAATTGCTTCAGGCAGAACTTGAAGCGGCTAAGCAGCAGTTGGCCGCACAAGTTCCTAGTGCCGACATTCAGGCAGCGGAACAGCAGATCGGTGCGCTGTACGATCAGTATGCAGAACTCGCTGCTGATATGAAGTTCAAGGAAGCGGCCGCAGCCCTGCGCGAAGCCCGTCGCATTGAAGGCGAGATCGAGGTCTATAAGGCCGCTCAGTTCTCCGTTCGTGCACGTGACGAGGCGCTTGACCGCGTTAGCATGAACAGCGTGATCGATAAGATGGAAGCGCAGTATGATGTGATCAACCCCAACTCGGACAAGTACGACCAGTCTGTAGTGGACGAGATCAAGGAGTTGCAGGGTTTGTACGCTTCTCGCGGCATTTCCGCCACAGCAGCACTGCAAAAGGCTTCCAAGTACGTTCTTGCCCCTTACAATCAGGTCGCTCCAGAGACTAAGAAGGAAGTTGGTCTTGAGCGTCAGTCCGCAGCTAAGGCGAAAGCAGCCAGAGCAGCTACGTCTCAGCCTGCTAGCGCAGACGCAGTTGGTCTGGGCAGCGACAAGAGCGGTCACACCCTCACAGCAGAAGCAATCATGAGCATGTCTCAGGATCAGTTTGCCAAACTTGGCGAGGATGCCCTCGCTAAACTGCGCGGAGATACTCTGTAATGGCACACAGCACCGGGAAAGCAGCGCAGTTCATCATGTTGATGTTTCATTCGCGCACTCTTGCGCATATGCAGCACCTTCAGACGCGCTCTTTCGCGGCGCACAAGGCCCTTAACGAGTACTACGACGGTATCATCGACCTTGTCGATGCCTTCGCAGAGGAATATCAAGGGCACTACGGCATTATCGAAGGGTATCCGACCACTTTTCACGTAACTAAGGACTCGGTAGAGATGCTTGAGGTCCTTAGAGAGTGGGTAGAGAAGAACCGGAAGGACATCACCGACAAGTCGTCGTTACAGAATCAGATCGACACTATTGTCGAGTTGATAAGCAGCACCCTTTATAAACTGAAGTTCCTAAAATAAGGAGGTGATCATGTCCGGTAAGTGTGGAAAAGGTAAGAAACCACCTAAGAAATAACGAAAGGGGCTTGACGGCCCCTTTTTTATGCGCGTAAGATACACGTATCGCAATAGTGGATGCGACATATCCACCCGGCTCGTCCCCGTTAAAGGTCGTTTCCGCACTTACTGCGACAGTGTAAGATCGAAGCAAAAAACGACATCTTTTAATGGGAAAGGAGTGCCAAAATGGCATTGACCAACTTCGCAGCACTGACCACGGAACAAAAAACCGTCTGGTCTATGGACCTGTGGCGTCAAGCACGCAACATGTCCTTCGTAAACCGCTTTCTGGGCAAAGGCCCGAACAGCATGGTTCAACACATTACCGAACTGAAGAAGAGCGAAAAGGGTGCACGTGCAGTCATCACCCTGTTGGCTGATCTGACTGGTGACGGTGTCGCAGGTGATCGCGCACTGGAAGGTAACGAAGAAGCAATGAACACCTACGATAACGTGATTCGCATTGACCAACTGCGTCATGCTAACCGTCACGAAGGTCGTATGGCTGATCAGAAGTCTATCGTCGAGTTCCGTGGTAACAGCCGTGACGTTCTGGCTTACTGGTTGGCTGATCGTATCGACCAACTGGCTTTCCAAACCCTCGGTGGTATCACTTATGATTTCACTCCCGGCGGTAAGGCTCGTACCGGCTCTGACCTCATTAACCTTGAGTTCGCTGCTGATGTGTCCGCTCCTACCACCAACCGTATGTTGCGCGTGTCTGGTAACGGCACTACCGTCTCCGCAGACAACACCATCGCATCCCTGACTTCGAACGATACGCTGACTTGGGCAGCTATCATCCAGATGAAGGCGTTTGCTAAGGACAACTACATCCGTGGCGTTAAGGACAACGGCGGTGAAGAGACTTATCACCTGTTCGTTACCCCGCAAATGATGGCTAAGCTGAAGAAGGACCCAGACTGGCTCGCCGCTCTGCGTTACGCTCTGCCACGCGAAGCTAACAACCCGCTGTTCACTGGTGCAACCGTTAAGGTTGATGGTATTTACATCCACGAGTTCCGCCATGTGCCGAACAACAGTGGTATGGCTACCAAGACCGGTTGGGGCGCAGGTAACAACGTCAACGGTGGTTACGCTCTGTTCTGCGGTGCCCAAGCTCTCGGTATGGCCGACATCGGCAATCCGGAGTGGGTCGAGAAGGAGTTCGACTACGGCAACCAACAAGGTATCTCGGTATCCAAGATTCTGGGCTTCAAGAAGCCGAAGTTCTGGACTCAATACCAAGCTACTCCTGCAACCGAAGACTTCGGCGTGATCCGCGTCGCTGTCGCACAGTAAGGAGCTTGAATCATGGCACTTTTGAAAGCTACTCGTGGCGCTCAGAACCCTCTGGTTGCTGAGTTTATCTTCAACTTCAACGACACCATGAAGGATGTCAACGGCGTAGAAAAGACCTTTGGTTCTGTCTATACCGACGCAGGCACCTTCGAAGTAATCCCTCTGCCTGTCGGCGCAGTGATCACCGGTGGTGAAGTTATTGTGGAAACCCAAGGTGTCGGTCCTACCGCCTACACCGTGACTGTTGGTGACTCCGGCGACGGCGACATTCACACCAACAACACCACGGTGAGCTTGCTTGGATCGTCCGGTACTCGTACCGCGCTGACCTTGATCGGCTCGCTGCGTTCGCAGGATGGTAAAAACATCCGTATTACCATCGGATCGACTGTTGCTAACGCGACTGCCGGTAAGTTCCGCGTCCGTGTTGAGTACACTGTGGATGGTCGTCAGACCGAAGCAATCGGCGCTTAACTTGCACTGATGGCTGTTTGATGTAGAATAGGGACTACCTCGGTAGTCCCTATTTCTTTTTGGAGAACACAAATGCCAATGATGACCCTGAACCGCAACGCAAACTGTTTTGTGGGATGCGGTACAGTAACTTTTGTTAAGGGCGAGCCTACTTTCGTTCCTGACTACATGGTATCAGCAGCAGTATCGCTCGGCGCACAACCTAGCGACGCAAAAGAAGCAAAGGCAGTAGAGAAGGCCATCGAAGTATCAGAAAAGCTGCCAGAACCGATCGGTTCTGTCCGCGAACAGCAGATCAAGGCAGTACTGCTTGAAATCCAAGCAGTAAATAACCCCGAAGAGTTCACAGCTACTGGCCTCCCAAGTGAAGGTGCAGTAACTGCTCGTTTAGGGTATGCTATCAGCAAGAAAGAGCGCGAAACCGCTTGGAAAGCCATCATCGAAAAGGCTGAGTAATGAACTCCAACGAACTCCTAGATAAATTCCGTATCGAGGTCTTTGACTTCACCCAACCCTATCTGTGGTCGGACGAAGAAATCTATGAGTTCATGGACGACGCTCAGAAGATGTTCTGTCGTATGGGAGAAGGCATCCCTGACTCAACATCTTCTATTACACAGCTTTCGTACGCCGCAGGGGATGTATTTATCCCTATTGACCCTCGTATCCTCAAGATACGTAAGGTAACACGCGCTGCCGATCACAAGAACGTGCTTTTCGTGAACTTCGAAGATATTGGGCACAATATCACCGAAGATTATCGCAAACCCGTATATGACGAGCTTGACGACAGAACCGGCGAAGTGACAAGCATCATTCTTGGTATGGAGCAGGATCAAGTGCGCTTGGTCAAGATTCCAGAGACCACCGGCACGCTGAACATGATCGTGTTCCGCCTTCCCTCAGAGGATATCGTGGGGGCAGGGCAGGACTTCGAAATCCATCAGCAACACCACATTAACCTCCTACATTGGATGAAGCACCGTGCTTACAGCAAGCACGATGCAGAAACCTTCAATGTAGGCAAGGCAGTTGAGTTCGAGCAGCGCTTTATGCAGTACTGCGAAAAGGCCCGAGTAGAAGCCGAGACTCGTAAGCACAAGCCTCGTACCGTTATCTACGGAGGATACTAATGGCTGCTAAGCAAGATTTGACGATCAAACAGGGCAGCACCTTTACACGGGTGCTGCGGTGGGAGTCTCCCCCGTATATCTACAAGACGATCTCTGGTATCACCAAAGCAGCCCCCGCCGTCGTGACGGCTACGGGTCATGGCGTCCCTGATGGATGGCGTGTCGCCATCGCGTCTGTTAAAGGGATGACCCAGATCAACGCTGTGAACTCGCCTCCGAAGTCTACCGACTTCTACCGCGCTACTGTGATGAACGCCAATGAGATCGAGTTGAACGAGGTGAACAGCCTCGACTACGGTACACACACCGGCAACACAGGCACACTGATCTACATGACGCCAGTGGACCTCGCAGGGTATACAGCCCGCATGACGATCCGTGACAAGATCGGCGGTACGGTACTGGCCTCTACGGAGATAGTGCACGACCCGTTGGATGTCATCACGATCACACTGGATAACGCCGACAAGACCATCACCATCAACATCCCGTCTGACGACACCACAGCGTTTACGTGGGTGTCTGGCGTGTACGACTTGGAGATGGTGTCAGGCACAGGAGTAGTAACCGACCTGATCTACGGGAAGGTAACTGTTGAGAAAGAGGTGACGACATGATGATGGCTCAGGGCAATCTGGTGATTGTCGATGCGCGTAAGGTGTTCTGGCGTGGTTGGGCAGTGCCCGGCATCGAGAGTCTGCGCGTCGTGTCTATCGGTGAAGATGTGACTGTGAAGCTACGCCTAGCCCACGGAGCCGACAAAGCCCTTGTGGCGGACTTAACTGCCGCAGGCATTCAAGTGAGGGTTAAGCGATGAGTGAGTTTCTTCTGGTTGTGCCGGAGGGTTGGTCCCAACTCGACTGGCAGGTGATTACCAACAGTGTTCCCGGTATGGACTACGGCGGCACGATGAACATGATCAACAGCAACAACTACGCTGACATGAACGATAAGCTGAAGGAAGCAGGGATCATCCCCGCTGACTATTCAATCGCAGAAGCCAGACTTATCGACGATACGTACTTCTTAGTGCGTCTGGGGTAAGCCTTGACGGCTTTCACGCTTGCCGCCAACGCAACGCTTCGGGATGTCGGCAACGCCGGTATCTGGGGTGTAGCTACGGCGCGAACCGGCGGCGATACGGTAGATACCAACGGCTTCAAGCTGACCATCGACCAAGACAGCCGCTACGGTCTGTCTGGCACCACAAGCACTACATGGGGCAACCTCACGATCAACGCCGCCAAGGGCGGGGAAATCCACATAGACGGCACGAAAGTCTGGATGATCCCATTCACTGGCGGGTCGGGCACGCTCACTCTGGGCACGCAGATCACCATAGGCGGCATTACATGTAACACCATCGGCATATACACCGCGCTGAACGTCGCTCCTGCGACCACAGGCGCGTCCGGATGGCTTAAGGTTACGAATGCATCAGGAACGCCGGGAACGATCTCTAGCGGCACCTACGCAGGCTTTACACTCACAGCCAATGGCGCAGCCATCCGTGGGTTCATCGAGGTTGTGGGCGACGCAAACACTGCTCCGGCTACGTGTAACTGCAACCGACTCGGTACATTCCGCGTAACTGGTGAGTGGTTCGAGATTGGTACCACTTCCGGTACATCGAATCAGACCATGCAAATCCCCAGTAACGGTGTGGCTAGGTATGTAGCGGGTGTGTACATCGAGGCTACGTCCGGTGCGGGCGACTACGAGTTCTGGCCGAACGCGGGTACGACGACCACTACCGGTACAGAAGCCGCACGCGGCAAGGTAGTCTGGATCGACGCCACAGGACTGTGCCGCATCGGTAACTCCGGTGCTGCGACCAACGGACACACCCCGACATCGGGGCGCAAGGTAGTCGTCCCGAACATCTTCTTCGAGAACGCGGACAGCGCGGCGCGCACGGCCAATGTGATTCCGCACGCAACGGTTACGAACCGCTACGACTTCACCACTACAGGCGCAGGCGTGTTGGAGATCGACAAGTGCAACATGGCTTGGTACCTATCAGTATCGCAGGCGTACTCGTGCAACATCAGCAACTCGTGCTTCGTAGACGCCATCCTACTGGATGAAATTGCTACGCCGATGACCTTCACGAAGGTCGGTGTGGGTAACAAGCCTACCACTGCCCTCTCCACAAACCCGCTGACCATCACAGAATGCTTCGCGGGCGGCACGTTCACGGACTGCGTGTGGGCACGGGTGACACTGGCCGCGTCAGGCAACAACATCAACGTGCTCACGGACGTGTCTGGATTTACGTTCGTCAGGAATATTGCCAGAGCGAACACCATCCGAGGTAACGCCACCACATACGCGTGGATCATCACCCGCGCCTCGAACTGTACTTGGACAGATGCGACAAATATTGAAGGCGCCTTCAACATGTCGTCATGCACAGGTCTTACTTGGACAGGCACTACAACACATGTGAGCGCAGTGTCTGGCACCACCGTGACTACGTACACCGGTTACGTGTGGATGGCGACGAACTTCTCGTCCAACATCCTTATCAACAGTAACCTGTCGCTACCGGTTACGAACACACAGCCGTACACGTCCGTGCTTCAGGTGACTTCAGGCAGCTACAACATCAAGTTGCGCAACATCGGCACCCGCGCAGCGCCTGTGAGCCTTGGGTCTACCAACAACACTGGTAACGTCGTGGAACTTACCGCGTCCTGCTCGGACGTTAAGGTACAACGTGTGTATGTGTCCAACACCCGTACTTCGTTCTCTAGCTGCGACAACTCTGTGTACCGCGTGCTTATCGAAAGCTGCGCCGGGGATTACGCCGACGCGGACGGTTGGGTAGGCAACAACATGACCATACGGGCCTTGGGCAACACCGGCTCCGCTACGGCCTTCGCCGCTGTGTACGGTACGCACATGGGCGATGTGTTCACGTCCACCACCGCAGGGCGCATATACATCCGCCTCAACGAAGCGAATGCGGCTACTGCCAGTTACATCACGCTGACCGGTGGCGCGGCCTTCACCGGCGCAGGCGCTCTGTATATGCCTACCATCGGCATGTCCTGCACTTTCGAGATGCAGTACTACGCTCTGGGTCACACAGCCTTTGCGAATTCCGCCTTGATCATGGCGGGCGGTACTGCTACGAACTACACATACGAGTACGCCATCGACAAGAACGACGGTAACGGCTACAGCACGATGACCTCATCGGCGTACACAGCCACTACCCTCGGTACTGCACTCAGCGGCATCACCGGCATCGACGCAAGCAAGGGCTTCAAGCTGAAGCTGAAGATGACCACTGGCACGACCAACACCACTGCCATCACGTCGGCGTACATCACTACCGTGAGCACTACGACAGCGCAGGACTACCAGTACCCGCTCGACACGAACACAGTCACTTTCACCGGCCTGCCAACAGGCTGTGATGCCGTGACTCTTACTGCCGGAACAAGTACAATCCTAGACAGTAAAGACAGCATGGCGGGTACGAGTTATAGTTTCACGTATTCGGGAGCGCAGAACGTAGACGTAGGGTTCCTTAAGCCGGGGTATGTGCCGTTCTACATACGAAATCTGGCCCTTACAACTACTGACGCATCCATTCCTGTATCACTTACGGTAGATCGCAACTACGCCTAAAGGAGATCAATCATGGCGAAAATTACAGACAAAGACGACTTGATCGTCGGCACCAACCTGACAATCGACGAACCTAACAAGGTAATCACCCTCAACGTGGGCGGTACTCTGGTCGCTAAGGACGGCGTGACGCTTCAGGCGCTGTACTCCAAGCTAGTCGACCTCTGGGCTACAAGTACCTACCAAGACAGTCCGTTCCCCATGTACGCAATCGACGCGCTGTCTGGTCAGTTCCAGATCGGTACTGACGGCTCTACGTACTCAGGGTGGAAGTTCAGCGACACTGACTCGGATGCTACGCGCAATATGCTGCGTGACGGTGGTTGGTCTGAATACTCCGCCGCAGGCGCGCTGTTGCAACAGTACGCGGGCTTCGTGGGCTTGGGTTCGATCACTCCGGCAACTACCTGTCAGCCGTATTACCATCTGGCATCGACAGATGACCCTACCGACTTCCCGTTTACTGATCAGTTCAACGTCGGTATTCGCGTCTTCGGTGATGCTACGCACGGCAGCTTCGACAAGCGTACCTATGCCAAGACCTTCATCCGTGAGTACGGCAAGAAGTTCAAGTCCTCCATCTTGGCTGATACCGGCGCTACCGGTACCGGCGCGAACAAGGTCAACTTCCTTGTCTCCAACGAAGACGACTTGAAGATCACCACGCTGCTCGGTGCAGTTCAGGCAACTGGTGACGCCGCCATGTCCGGTGCTCCGTACTCCGGCATTACCGTGTCCTACTACACTGCCAACCAGTCTCGCACCATCGCAGGCGTTGCTCGTGACTTCAAGATCATCATTCAGGGCAACGGCGGTACGCTTGAGCAGATATACGCCAAGATTCAGTACCTGCTGCGCCAGAGCACGGACATCAACACAAGCGGCACTGCGGGCGTCAAGAAGGGCAAGATTCAGGACGAACTGCTGCGCTTCGTGGGTGACACTCTGGTAACTAGCCAGTCTGTCTACATCGACGGCGTGCTCCCGGCGGACTCCAACCGTGTCGAGTTCTACGACGATACCAACACCCTGCGTGTTAACAACTACACCGCAGCCGGTACGCTTGAGTTCAACTCCGTTCTGGTGGGTGCAGGGTCTAGCTACCGCTTGATGTTCACTTCTCCTCCCGGAGCAGGTAACGACTACGGCGAATCCGGGGCCATCACTGTTAACAACGCAGCGGGTAGCCCGATCACCGGCACAGTCAGCGCAGGCGTCATCAACTTCGACTTCGACTGGAACGGCAATACACAGGGCGGATACTCAGGCAGCACAGAGCGTCCAGTGACTTTGATCGCAATTCGACCCGGATACGGTAAGTTCGCAGTTGGTACCGGTACGATTACGCAGTCCAAGTCCATCAAGATCACGGCAACCGCCGAAGCAGATCGTGTGTACGCTGCATAAGGAAGCCAAGTGGCAATCACCTTCGATGGCGTTACCAAGCTCGCCACGCTCTCCGCAGGTACGACTGCATTATCAGTAGTCGATCTGTGGAGTAGGTGGGAGGATTGGGTTGCGACTGGGGATAATAGCAAGTACCTGCCGATGTTCGTTTCAGTCGGCGGTAACACTATTGACGCCGGTGCAGGTACGTCAGTACCGCTGTATTGCTTCCTAGTCAACGGATGGAGAGTAAAGCCCCAAGAGGCTAACCACTCCCTGTCCGTGACCGGTGGCGTACTGCTAGTCGATGGTGGCGGCGACCCGTTCGTAAACACTACCGGCGTGTACAACGTGCGGATCAGCTATTCGCAGCCTGTGCAGGCCATCACTGTAGCCACAGGCGGCGGTGGCGGCACTACCGCAGCAGACGTGTGGGCGTACGCGAACAGGTCGCTCACATCGAGCCTTGACCCTACCGCAGTGGATGTCGCTCTGGCGATGCGCACGGAACTGGCAGCGGAACTGGCTATGCTCGACGCAGCCATCTCCACCAGACTCGCTACGCTTGGGTACACAGCACCTCCGGCAGCGTCGGCAGTAGCCGCAGAGGTTCTGTCCGCAGCGCAGGCAGCACCTATCCATGCAGACACCAAGAAGATGAACGGAGCGGCTGTAACCGGTACCGGTACGTCAGTCGATAAATGGCGCGGTGTTTGATGACAACAGTTTCAGCACGGACTCTTTCGAGATATCCTCTTGGCTATTCGACGTTGTTGAGTCGGTTAAACGCTTTTTCCGACAGATTTTTGTCAAAACCGGCGATAAAGAGCATGTTATTACCCGATCAGAGAGTGATGTATGGGTGAACAGAAAGATATAGTCAGCGTAGCGGTACCGGATCAGGTCGTCGTAACGATCCCTGACGAGTCCGTTGTCGCCTTTACGCATGACGAACCCACCGTTGTAGTCGTCCAAGACCAAGACGCGATTGCTATTGAAGAGCAGTCCATATACGTAGTTACCATGGGGCAGGCCGGTCCCGCAGGCTACGGCGACTCGAACTACAACCGCGCCACTGCTATGGTCATTACGGTGGGCGGGGCTACACCGGGCACTACCTTCGCCGGTACAGTCCAAGACGCACTCGACAAAATTCTGTACCCGTACCAGAACCCCTCGTTCACTGCATTTAGTTTCCCACAGGGAAACTTGGAGGTGGGGGCGGTCATGTCTGGCGGTTCCAAGACCTTCACATGGAGTACCTCGAACTCAGGCTCTGTGCAGGCGAACACCATCAAGATCGAAGACATCACCACCCCTACTGTGCTGCTTACCGGTGGGGCGAACGACGGCACGGAAGACCTGACCATCTCAGGCATCACGAACGTCACCAACACAAGCCACACATGGCGCATCACAGCTACCAACACCCAGAGTGGGCTGTTCACCCGTGACTTCACGCTGTTCTGGCAGTGGAAGCGGTATTATGGCGAGAGCACGCTGCCCTCACTGACTGAGAACGACATCGAGGCTCTGCGCGTGGGCGGGCTAGTGTCGCAGGCCGGTGGCACCTACTCCTTCGTAGGCGGTGGGTACAAGTACTACGCCTACCCCACGGCACTTGGGCTGCGTACGGTGTTCCGGGACGTGAATACGAACTTTGCAGTGTCGATGGAGCCACCTACCACGGTGTCTGTGACTAACGTGTACGGCGTCACTACGGACTATTACGTGCACCGCACTACGAACATACTGGGAGGCGCAATCACGATTGCGATAAGCTAATGCCAGTACCAGTCACAGACTACATCAGCACAACCGCTCCGTCCGACACCTTTGCCACGCACGACAGCACTCTGGGCAAGGGTGGATGGCGCGAGGTGGCTAGTAACGCTGCACGTGATGCCATTACTACTGAACGACGCTCTGAAGGCATGGCCGTGTTCACCCGCGACACCGGTACGTTGTGGGTACTGGCCGCAGACCTCCTCACTTGGAACGAGTTCGCAGGTGGCGGCGGTGGGGCTACAGCCCTTACCCTCGAAGCAGGCGAGAACTTGACGGCAGGCACTCCTGTGAAGGTATCTGCCAACAAGGTGTACGCAGCTAACGCAGCAGTTGACCCCGGAGTGATTGGGCTAATAAAAACCGACGTGTTATCAACATTCATGGCGGAGATTGTTAACACCGGGAACATGACTTTAGCGGGGCTTTCAGCAGGCTCCCCATATTTTGTAGGGAATGGTACTATATCGCTAACGCCACCTAGTTCTGGCTATGTTATCCGGGTCGGTACGGCGGTAAAAAGCGATACTCTTGTCGTCAACATCGAGGAACCGATCCTCTTAGCTTAAGGAGCACATCATGGCAGTCCAAAAACCTCTGGTCATCATCAACGGTCAAGTTCAACAAATCCCTTCCGGCGACACTCTGTCTGCTGCATCGTCTGAAGTTGATGTCGTCAGCATGACCAACGCCAACGCAGGCGCAATCACTGTCGGTATGCCGGTATATGTGTCCGCAGCAGGTTCTGTGAACAAGGCAAGCGCAGGCGCTGCCGGTACTCGTCAGGTTCTGGGTCTGGTCAAGGACGCGTCGATTGCCGCAGCAGGCTCTGGTTTCATCCAGACCGACGGTATTCTGGCGTCAGCAGACTGGACCGCAGTTGTTGGTACGACCACTCTGACAGCCGGTTCTGTCTACTACCTCTCCGCTACAGCCGGTCAACTGACCACCACCGCCCCCACTGGTTCTGGTAACTACGTGTGTAAGGTCGGTGTTGCAATCAGCACCACTGAGTTGGAGATCACCACCGACCATAACGGCATTCTGCTCGCCTAATGGCCGAACGCAGACCGCTAACGATCATTGGAGGGCAGGTACAAGAACTGCCCTCTGGTGATACTGTTGCCGGAGCACCCGGATCGTCTGCGTGGAAGGAACCCGTAACCGTGTATAACTCTGGGTCGCCCGAAGTGGTCTTTGACTATGATGGCGATGTGGTGATGGTAGATGCTTCATAAGAACATAGCCGCAGGTAGTATCCATGTCCCGTACAACTGGTCTTACGCCAATGCCGCAGCACGTACCGGCGCTACTGGATTTGTGGCCGGTGATCTCGGCACTCTCGCTCGCCAGACTGACAACGACTCGCTGTGGATGCTTACTGCTACAACGCCTACTTGGGTTCAGGTGGGGGTGTCGAGTACGTTCACTTCAGGCGCGGCGGGGTTAGCGCCCGCTTCTGGCGGGGGAACTTCTAATTATTTGCGCGCCGATGGTACGTGGGCAGCGCCTTCCGGCGGCGGCGGTGGTTCTGTCCCGGACTTCTTACTTCAGAATGCAGGAATTATTTAAGAGGTACCTACTATGTCATCTACAGCAAATTACGCAGCTACACCCGCACCGGCTCTGGGGCAAGTCTCTACGGCCAACACCGCCAGAGACGGAACCGGCACAATCGCTACAATCCTGACTGCGGGAGCTAGCGGGACACGAGTAGACGATATCAACATCACTGCGGTTGGAACTACCACTGCCGGTATGATCCGATTGTTTTTGCATGACGGAACCAACACCCGGTTGTACAAAGAAATTCCGGTGTCGGCCATTACTCCTAGTGCGACAGTCGCAGCATTCACTACTACGCTCGGCGCTCTGTCGCTAGTTCTGAAGAATGGGTGGTCGTTGCGGGCTACTACGCACAACGCAGAGACGTTTAACATCAACGTGACACGGGCCGGAGACTTCTAATGAACGAAGGGATAATCGCAGGAATCCCCTCATCTACTGCCGTAGGAAAGATAGTAGAAGTCTACATGTGGGGCGGCGGTGGCGGTTGCCACTCTGGGTCTAGTGGTCCGGGCGGGCCGGGCGGATACGCGTATGTAAAGCTAACTGGCGTATTCATCGGAACAATGCTTACTCTCAAAGTAGGCAGAGGCGGTGGAGCGTATGGCTCTAACGGTGGAGCATCAGGATACGGAGGTTGGCCTAACGGTGGCGGCTCTAATGACGGCCCCGGAGGCGGTGGACGTTCGCAAGTGTCGCTCGCAGGTAGCACGCTAGGCGTAGCAGGCGGCGGTGGCGGTTCAGGACGTAATGGTTCATCCGGAGGTGGTGCAGGTGGCGGTAGCTCCGGCACAGTACCAACTGCTGCGGGCGGTGGCGCAGGTACTAGCGTCGCAGGTGGTGCAGGGCACGGTAACGGTACAGCAGGTACTCAGTACGCAGGCGGTTACGCTACTTCGTACGGCGGTGGCGGTGGCGATGGTTGGTACGGCGGTGGCGGTGGCGGTGATGCAGGCGGATATGCAGGCGCAGGCGGCGGTGGCTCAGGACGCATCGCTACTGACGGGCCTTTCAACTGCACAGGCACTACAACAGCAGGCGCAGCCGGTGGCGCTCCCCCGAACGTATCGAGCACGTATTACTCCGGCTCCGCAGGGTACGGAGGTGCGGCCTCTACCAACTCCAACGGTAATGACGGACGTATTGTCGTTGTGGTGGATGGGGTAGCTACGGCGTTTACCTATACAGGCGCAGATCAATCATTTACGGTGACATCATGAGATACGTAGACAGCAACGGACTTGACGTACAAGGCGATGACGCACTCGGTAACGTCGAACTCGCAGGGCAAGGCATATACCGGGTCATCGTATTCAAGCCGCCGTTGGAGAATGGGTACGAGTACGGAACCCCAATTCTGAAGAAAGAGGACTACAACTTTGTCGAAGAATGGCCTGTGGTGAAGCTGCCTAACACAGAAACTACTCCACCTCCGGCTCGTATCCTCACTCGGCTTGCGTTCCTTGACCGCTTCTCAGTGCAAGAATTAACCACGCTGTACACCGCTGCGCCTGCCTCCCCACAGATACAAGTGTGGTTGGACATGTACCGCGTTTCTGATGAGATCAACCTAGATGACGCCCGCCTTATTGCGGGTGTAGAAGGGCTTGAGAATGCAGGAATTATTGGTGTTGGACGCGCTGCTCAAGTATTGGCATAATATCGAAAAATACCAACAAGGAATGGATATGGATTTATACGCCGTGTTGTGGAATGCCGGGCTAACAATCGGTGTAGGGTTCATGACCTTCATGGTTAACAGGGTAGCCAATACTCTGGACAACCTACAGAAAACAGACTCAGACATTAGCAAGGAAGTGCATAAGCTGAAGGCCGATACGATGACTCGTATCGAAGTTGATAGGCTGATGGAACGCATGGAGAGTCGCATAGAGTCCTACCACTCTATGCACGTTGAAACCTCCAAGGTGATCTTTGCAAAGCTAGACCTCATCGTGGACAAGGTGGCCGACAAGGTATCACGCGATGACTGCAACAACCGAATGGGCGATAGGCGAGCACTCCGTGACTAAAGAGAACATCACGCGCTTAGTCAGACCCTGCCTCACCTGCGGTGAGCCAACCCCCTACGCGGATCAATACTGTGAGACATGTGAACCCCCTGCAAAGGTTGATCCTCACCCGTTCCAACCGGCTTACAAAGACTACCATGCTCCCGATGAAACTAAGTGAACACTTCTCCCTCGCAGAAGCTACCTTCTCTGAGGCAGGCACGCGCAAAGGACTGATCAATGAACCCGATGCAGCAGCACTGGTGCACATGTTGGAAGCAGCTAAAGAGATGGAGCGAGTTCGTGATCTGCTTGGTCGGGGGATTCACGTTAATAGTTGGTTCCGTAGTCCTGACGTTAATGCTGCGGTGGGGTCTTCGAGTACATCGGACCATCTCAAGGGCTTCGCCATCGACTTTACCTGCCCTGCTTTCGGAACCCCTCTGGAAGTCTGCAAAACGATTGTTGCATCAAGTATTGAGTTCTCCCAACTCATCTGGGAAGGTACTTGGGTGCATATCAGTTTCAACCCTGCGCGGATTCATAAGAGAGAAGTCCTGACTGCTCACTTCGCTCCGGGCCGTAAGCCGCACTACACAAAAGGCTTGCCGTGAAAGAGTTCGACATCTGGGACGCCATAGCCATCGCAGTGGCACTGCTGCTGTTCATCTATTCGTTCGAGGTGTTCGCTCTACCTGACCCTGCCAAGATAGAAACCCGCTGTTGCGTGCCTGTGGTTCGTGATGCCAACGGTAAGATCGCACGCAGAGCCGACGTGCTCGTAGCGTTTCAGCAGATACACCCATGCCCCTCCACAGGGCTGACTACCGGCGCTTGCCCGAACTGGTACAAGGATCACGTAATCCCTCTGGCCTGTGGTGGCACTGATACGATCCCCAACCTCCAGTGGCTACCGGGTCCGATCAAGAACGCAGCGGGTGTGTACCCGAAGGATAGGTGGGAGCGTAAGATCAACTGCCTGCCCAGAGAGATCGTAAAATGATGTGGCGCGATAAGAACGGCACGTTCAGTGCCAGTAAGTTCTGGGCTACGGTAGCCAACGCTACCGGCACGTTCGTAATCATCAAGGTGACATTGTTGGGCAACATCACTGCTGAGTTGCTGTTCAGCTACATGGCCGTAGTAGGCGGCGCGGACGTGGTTAAAAAAGGGCTGACGATGCACTATGGGGATAAAGAAACTAGATAGGCGTGACCGTACCTCCCCATGCAGGGAGTGTGAGGTTGGCGTCAAGGAACGAGTCAAACAACATGGAAAGGTTTGGTGGCCTAAATGTTTAGATGCACACTCATTGCAGTACCCCTACTCCTTACAGGATGCGCCGGAGTCTTCAACGCAGCAGTGCAGAACCTGCCAAGCGTCAAAGATTGCAACCATGTGGCCTACGAACGAACCGGGAACCAAGTTAAAATCGTAGCTGACTGCCAGATTCCCATGCAGAACAACGGCCTTCTTTCTATCCCCGGTGTACCGTGAGCAAGATCAGATACAAGGAAGGGTACAAATATCAACTGGCGGAGACGTATCAGCATCAACTGCCTTTTGAAGTGCCGATGATAAAATTAGACCATGACTTTATTGAAATCGGCGCAAACAACCTACTCACGATTGCTCAAGGCTATGCGTACGATGGTCCGTCAGGACCCACTGTTGATACAGCTAATTTTATGCGTGGCAGTCTGGTACACGATGCTCTTTATCAACTTATGCGCGATGGACGCCTTGACCGTGGAGTCTATAAAGACCTTGCGGACCGCGAACTCCAACGCATCTGTATTGAGGACGGTATGTCCAAAATGAGAGCATGGTATGTTTATATGGGTGTTAAACTAGGCGGTAAGTCGGCTACTGAGCCGAGGACCAACGACGTTATCGAGGCCCCATAATGTTCCCAACACCCAAGCTATCTGTCGATAAGTTCCGTGGACTGAACAATGTCCGTGATCCTATGCGCGGTTCGCCTGCTGATAGACAGCTTGGCAAGTGGGAGTGGCAGCAGGTTGCGGACAACATCAACATCACAGATGACGGCCAGATCGTTACGCGTGACGGGTATATCCCGTTCCTTCCGATCCCTGTAGCATCTGCATACAGTACGTTCCACTACGATAAATTATTCGTCCTCTCAGGCACAGACCTTCTGGAGGTCTTTGATACGGGTTCTACGATAACTCGTGCTACGAATGTAGTCGGACCTGTGTACTGGGCCGAAGTGAACGACGAAGTGTACGTGTCAGCCCGGAACGTGAAGCTACAGATACTCCCGGACGGTACTGTCCGTCCTTGGGGCGTTCCTACAGCCACTCAGCCAAGCATCTCTGGCATGACCGGAAACCTTTACCCGGACGTATACAAAGTTTGCTGTACGTTCGTAGATGCATGGGGGCGTGAAGGTGGAGCTAGCCCTGCGACAGAATTTTATGCCATCGACGGCGGCATGACGATCTCGAACATCCCACAACTGGCGGGCTACACAACCAATGTGTATGTTACTGAAGGCGTAGTGTTCTACCGGGTCGAGATTCCAGTCGGTGCTACGAGCTTCAACTATCTGGTCGGTGCCTCGCAGCGCGAGCTAACCAACATGTTCTTGGATGAGCCGCCACTCAACGGCACATACGCTACGCACTACAAGGGGCGCATGTATATGTCGGAGTACTTCCCACAATCGAACATGACGGTTGTGTGGGAGAGCGAGCCTCTGGCTTTCCACAACTTCAACTACAACTCTGGGTACTTGTTGGTGCCCGGAGAGGTTACGCAGATGGTTGGTACAGAGACGGTTATGTGCATCTTGACGCGTAATCGTACCTACTTGTATGATGGAGAAGCTATTCAACAAGCGGCTGAATATGGGGCAGTGCCCGGTCAGCACGTTGATATTGGCTCGGATGGTAAGGCGTACTTCTGGACAACCAGAGGGTTATGCAGCGTAGCGCCTTTCGAAAACCTGACAGAGAAGAGTGTGAGCGTAGCTCCCGGAATCTCGGCAGGTGGTGGTATCATAGAGCAACACGGCTACAAGAGATTCGTAGCTATCATTGAACAAGGCGGCGAGGCGTTTAATAGACGATGATCTGTCCGAAGTGTGGCTTCTCATTCTGCGTATGTCAGAAGGAATGCCCGGAATGCAAACGCAAGATTGAGTCGGTACCGGAAGCTGTAAGGCAGACGATAGCTGACATACAACAACGGTTATTTGGAAAGAAGGAGAAGCAACATGACTGTACGTCTATCGACAGGTCTTCGTAACAAGATGCTTGATGGAGGTGCCTCCGGTGGTATTAAGGCCGGTCTGAACCTCGGCTTCATCAACATCTACTCTGGCCCTCAGCCCGCTACTGCCGACTTGGCTGCTACCGGTACCTTTCTCGGAAAGGTTTCTGTAAACGCCGATGGAGTTACTGGTTTGACGTTCGACGCCGCTGCTGCGGGTACGATCTCCAAGGCTGCTATTGAAGCGTGGAAGTTCAACGGCGCTGCTGACGGTACCGCAGGATGGTTTCGTTTCTACGAACCTACCGACACCCCGACATCAGGCTCTGCTGTTAAGGCACGTATTGACGGCTCTATCGCTACCTCTGGTGCTGACATGAACCTGTCGAACATCGCCATTACTACCGGTGCTCCCAACACTGTGGACGTGTTTACGTTCACCCTGCCTGCACAGTAATCGATGTGGGGGCAACCTCTCCTACGATACACAGGCTTAAGCGAGAAAGAAACTCCCACCTACTTCCGTAGGGGGGAGCTTATTCTTAACGGGGCGCGTAGTAAGAAAGGCGGACCGGTATGGTTCTCTAAGAAAGAACTGTACCTGCGATCTGACAAGACCGTACTTCTGATAGCAGAGATTCGTGGTACCGACGAGTTCATTACTCTGGTAGGCTCGTGCACAGGTAGCTACGTAGAGTACGGCGCGCTGTCCATCGGCGGACATCACATAAACAATCCCGAAGCTGTAACCCCAAGCACTATCGACACTGGTAGCGTCATACCTTGGACAGCGGCGTTGCCTCCTGTCGAGGAGGCTCCCAACGGCACGTACACCTCGATGGTGTACAACTTCCCCGAAGGGAAAATCAAGCTAGAGCCTGACGACTACAGCATGTTAGCTGCCAAGAAGTACACGGCATATCAGTGCAAGCCGTCGATGGCTACTGGTAAGATGCGGCTGTTCTTCCAAGCCATCCTTGGCTCATACCCAGAACGCCTTAGTCCCGTGAACACTGGGGTGTTCCACTACACTACCAACGGCAAGCACGTAAGTATCTCTTACAACAACATCATCTTCCGGGATGACAACGGCACGTATTGGCTGATCTCTGCTAGTGGAGTCTCTGCGGGGGTATGGCGCATGACATTCTCGGAATGCGCGGCCCAGTACCTAGCTATCTTGAAGCGTGGGCGTATTAGCGAGGACGAGAATACTACCGGCCTCACCAGAGAACAAGAAGCACAGCTAGAGACGATCCTGTTCACCTATTACGTGGTACCTGACTACGAGAATCGTGACAGGACCAAGGGCGCAGTTAACTTCTTCTCTGTACCGTTGTCGCCAGAATTGACTAGCATCGGCCACCACTGGCACGCGGCATA